CCCTTCAATACAACGAAGAAGAAGTACCTTGTGGCGGCGGTCTCAGAAGACTATCCCGACGGAGTTGACTTCACTCCAGAAGTGTGGGAGATGTATGATGAGATATGTTCTGCCTATGAGAGAGGGGAGCGTTGCCATCCAGTCTTCATGGGTCATCTGAAAGATGAAGCAGTGACCCTCGCTAAAGCTGAAGCGCAGAAGACACGATTGTTCACGGGAGCACCAGCAGCTTGGAGCCTTGTTGTTCGCTCACGCTTGTTGAGTTTCGTTCGTCTTGTACAACAGAACTCGTTCGTGTTCGAAGCAGGTCCAGGCACAGTTGCCCAATCCACAGCGTGGGGCAACATCCGAGAGTACCTGGTGCAGCACGGGGAAGATCGGATTGTTGCGGGTGATTACAGCAAGTTTGACAAGCGCATGATCGCCAGATTTGTGTTGGCGGCGTTTGATGTCATTATTGCTGTCTACCGCGAAGCGGGCTTCGACGACAATGAACTCTTGCAGTTGCAATGTATCGCCGAGGACACCGCTTTCCCATTGGTCAATGTGAATGGGGATGTTGTAGAGTTTTTTGGGACCAATCCTTCCGGTCATCCGCTCACTGTCATCATCAACTCACTTGTGAATAGCTTGTACATGCGTTACGCGTACGTTCTTGCCAATCCAGGGCAGGAGTGCGTGTCATTTCGCGAGAATGTAAGCTTGTTCACGTATGGTGACGACAACATCATGGGAGTTTCACCCGCATGTGAATGGTTCAATCACACAGCTATCCAATCCAAATTGGCCACCATTGGCGTTCAGTACACCATGGCCGACAAGGAGGCGGATTCAGTGCCCTTTATCCACATTGACACTTGTCAGTTCTTGAAGAGAAGCTGGCGCTTGGATGAAGATGTGGGGGCCTACTTGTGTCCGTTGGAGCTGGAATCCATTCACAAAATGCTCACTGTTTGGGTTCCGTCGGGAACTCTGAGCCCGGAGGCCCAGATGATCGACGTGATCTCGAGTGCGAATAGTGAGTTTTTCTTCTATGGTCGCGAGGAGTTTGAGAAACACCATGCTTTCTTCAAGAAGATGCTTGCACTCTCCCCCTACTGTCACTACGTGAGAGAAGGGACCCTTCCAGGTTGGGAATCCCTCAAGCAGAGGTTCTGGAAGGCGTCCAAAGGGGAATAATTGTCCCGACCCTACGCGGTATGCTTGGCAGCTTGCCGCGTATGTATTTATTGTCACAGAAAGAAAATAAGAGAGAAAAAAGTGTTGAGGAGGTTGCCGAAAATACCTCCCCTCATCGCGAGTATCAGAGCACTTGCGTTGAGAGTAATAAGTCTCTTTATTTATTGCAGGGCGATGAGGATGTGTCCTCTGGAGCTCCCACTACAGAAGTGCCTGGAGCAACGTTGGAATTCACTGAATCTACTCCCTGTGACATGTATATGTTTCCCCCTGCGTCAAACCCCGTTGCAGAATGTGATGCAACGAAGGAGGTTGATCTCGGAAGTTTCCTTGCTCGTCCTGTTGTGATTGATACGCAGACGTGGGCGACGACCGACATTGATGGCCCTTTCGCTTCAATCTACCCTTGGCAGTTGTTTTTGGAATCGCCAGCAGTGAAGAAAAAGATCGACAACTATGCGTTTATGCGTGGATGTTTGCATGTCAAGTTTGTGATCAATGGTACACCGTTCCAGTTTGGTCTTATGCGTGCCTCGTATCGTCCTCTACCTGTACTGGTCAAGAGCAAGACAGCAAATGTTGACAGTACCAGATTGGGTAGGCTCATCCAGCGCTCCCAACAACCTGGTGTCTATCTTGATCCGTCTACATGTTCTGGTGGCGAGATGTCCCTTCCTTTCTTTTATCACAAGAATTGGTTGGATATCACGAGTTTGGAAAATGTTGCTAATTTTGGTGTCATCAACTTTGACGTTTTTGCGATTTTGCAGAATGCACTGAGCACCGGCTCCAACTCCGTTACCATTCGTACTTTTGCGTGGATGACAGATGTAGAACTGATGGGACCGACCAGTAAACTCTCCCTTCAAGGTGATGAGTATGGAGATTCTCCTATTTCTGGTCCTGCCACAGCTGTTGCAAATGTTGCGTCTTATTTGGTTGATGTTCCCATCATCGGATCTTTTGCGCGTGCCACTGAAATTGGAGCCCGTACTTTGAGTAAAGTTGCGTCGTTTTTTGGTTTTACGAATGTTCCCAATATCTCCAATGTTGATCCGGTGTATTGTATGTCTACTCCTCATCTCGCCACTGCCGAAATATCCGTGCCCTTCCAGAAGCTAGCACTCGATCCGAAGACTGAATTGTCTATTGATCCGAGTTTGTTTGGCCTGGATGGTCAGGATGAATTGTCGATGGCGTATCTGAAGAAGAAGGAGTCTTTGTACTCAGTAGCATTGTGGGAGACCACCGACGCAGTGGACACGAAGTTGCATAACGCACGCGTCACACCGTCGTTGAACTACAACGTGGCCATTCAAAACAGTGTACCTGCGACAGTTGGTTACAAGACGTATCACCCACCGTTGGCGTACATCTCCCAGTTGTTCAAACACTGGCGAGGTTCGTTGAAGTTTCGGTTCAAAGTGGTTGCGTCGAAGTACCACAAGGGGCGTCTCAAGATCGCGTTTGATCCTGTCAATGATATCAGTACTACTGTAACAGAGACGAATGAAGTCTATGTTCATGTGCTTGATCTCGCTGAGACAAATGAGATCACCATTGAAGTACCATACCACCAGGCGCAAGCTTGGTTGGAAGTGGCACAGTCCCAGAACAATGATTGGAACGACGGTACTGCCCTCGCTCCAGTTTCTGGCGCTCACAATGGTTCGCTTTCTGTCAGTGTGTTCAACGCACTAGAAGCGCCTGTTGCACCCTCAACTGTGTACATTATGTGTTATGTGTCTGGTGGTGATGATTTTGAGTTTGCCAATCCACAAGGTTGGGTGTCGAACGGAGGCACATCGTATGTACCCTCGTTCTTTGCATTGCAGGGTGAGGAAGTTCCGGCTACCGCTGTTTTTGGTACTCCTTCCACACCGCATCCTGACA